CTATCAAAGAGAAGATTTTTATTTGTATTTAATGTTGACGTTTTATCTAAATTAGTTTTACTTATTCCAAATTTGAAAACATCTGTTTCTTCTTTTTTATCGTCAATCATTTGTTGAGCATAAATTAAAGCATTTGGATTTAAGTAATCATCTGCGTCTAGAAAAACTAAATATTCTCCAGAAGCACTCTTAATCCCTTTGTTTTTATAATCAGATATACTATCACTTTCTCTCATTTCAATACATTTAATATCCATTTCACTATCTTCACATAGTTCGTTTATTACTTTTGAATCATTATGTACGAATATAATTTCATAATCATCATATGTTTGATTAATCACACTATCCAAACAACTTTCTAGATATTTATGATTATACCATTTATTTTTATAAGTGATTATAACTGAGAAAATCAATATTCCTCACCGCTTTCTAATTAATTTTATATATTTTACGCATTAAAACTATTTCTAATTATAATATTTAGAATTATTAAAAACAATATCTTTTTTATTTTTTTTTGATATTGCAAAATTTTATTTACTAGAAAAAAGACAGACACATAAGTGACTGTCTAATTTAAATAAAAGGGTATGAGTTAAATATTGGAAATTTAACTACATAGTACACTTTATCACTACCTATATATTAATCAAATTATTTGATTGTCCAATTTATTTCCAATCAAAAAAACCACTCCGAAGAGTGGCGCGTTGTATTTTTAAGAGCGATAGATTAGTTTTAGGATCTAATATATTTATATATAATAACATAAATAAAAAGCAGACACTGAGCAAAGTGCCTACTAAACTGAATAGAAAAAAACTACTCCCTTAATAATAAGTTTTAGTTTTACAAGTTTGTCTGAAGCACTTGTATAGACAGGTTAACATAGATGTGTATAAAAAACTATATCACTAAACAATTTAATTACTTTTATATAATAAACAAAAAAAGATGCCACCAAAGTGACATCTAAAATACTAATTCTAAAAAATATATACACAAGAAAGATAAGTATTATATTATCAGAATATTCTATATATTGCAATAGATAAAAAAAAAACAGCCACCCAGTAGGAAGCTGGATGGCATCAATCATTAGCAGATTTGGAACGAAAAATATTATTTACTTTGGAGATTCTATTAATTAAATACCCACTTAAAATTTTCATAAACATTTTTAAAAAAACCCACCATAAAGGTGGGAACAGTGTGTATTTTGTGCAAAACATGCTCTAGAGCTCATATAAAGATAAGACTTCCTTTGTATGAGTGATTTAAATTTATCAGAGTATTCAAACTTTTGCAAGGATAATAATAAAAAATGGCCACCTATAAAGGTGGCTGTACTATATACTATATATTAAATTTATAACCTAATGGTTATTGTCATTAATTTAGCACATAAATAAAATGCATGCAAGGACATTAAACAGAATTTAACAGTAATATTTCAAAATTCCGTACAACTTATCTAATAATCGTATATATTTATAACTTAATTTGATAAATAAAAAACCACTCCTAAGAGTGGCTGTGAAAAACATATTTTGAAATATAGGTTGCTCAGGGGGCAACCCACAAATATATTTTACCACATAAATAAAAAGACAGACACATAAGTGCCTGCCCGAGATATAATATAGAGACCTTTTTGAAAGGTACGAAGTTCGTAACATTTATATTATCAGAATATTCTATATATTACAAATCATAAATAAAAAAGCACCCCCTGTAAAGAGGTGTCCAAGTAATTTACATAGAAAGTGTTTGTACGGTTAAGTCAGAAACGATACCGTGTAAGATAGAATAACATATAATCTATTTTATGCAAATCTAACTAAATGTACCCCATGCATCACCTGCACGTGAGCCGTTACCTGCTGACTCTCCTATAGGCATATAAACACGAGCCCCACTGTCTACAGTCCACGCAATCCAAATATAACCGTCAAAGTCGTATACTTCGTCATAGTTTACAGATTGACCAGTATATAACATGCCTGCAATTTCCCAACCAGTCCACGGACCATTATATCTTGTATAGATATTAGTTGTTGCTGTAAATGTTCCTTTCTCAGGTTTCCACAAAATATTATGTTGATTTCTACGCCATTTATTCCCTACCTTTTTACCTTTATCTTTGACTGGATTTTTCTTTTGCTTGTCTGTAGGTATTGTTACACCATCTGTAACATTATCTGGCACACCAACATCTAAAGTTGGATTTTTATAATATTTAGTGATTTCTTTAATGAAGTAATCTTGCATCTCATGTTGCTTTGCTGTCGAAGGTGCACCACTAATAATAGGGTCAAAGTTCATATGCAATGCCATACTTCTATGTGGACATGCCGTCGCTACAAATTGATTGTGTAGCTTCACTGTTTTTCTATTAGGTTTTAAACCATAATACAACATATCAATGGCTGCTTGTTTAAATATTGCTTGCTCGTTTTTCACAAAGTCTTTATTGCTAGCACTCATTGAATCACAAACTTCATAACCTAAATAGTGACCATTACCATAACTATCAGCCACATGCCACGCAATACGAAATGTATCAATAGCTCGCCACATCGTCTTTCTATCTCCATAATAATGAGCAACGCCTCCCTCATAACGAGCCACAGATGCATTACTCAAACGATTATATTGCTCTTTAGCAGAAATACTATCAGCTGTATTGTGAATAACAACACCATCAATAGAACCTACACGCTCATTCATTGTATAATTAATAGAATGATTGATTGTTTCAATTTTTGTTGATTCTGTAGTAACGCCTTTTTCTGCATCTTTATATGGCGGACGAATGACACCTACAAAATCATCATACACATGATCTTGAATAAATGCCGCAGGACTTCCATTGTTTGAAGCGTTATACCAATTTTGGTCAATACTATCAAATAAATATTGATTCGCATTAGTAATCATACCTGTATGTCCGTAGCTTCCATCATCTAATACAAAAATATCTCCTTTTTGTGGGATGAATTTTTTCGTGTTTTTAATAACTTGGAATCCTTTCGGATATTTATAATCAATAAAATCAACTGCATTACCCGTTGGGTGTACATCAAAATGTGCTTTTAAGAATTCTATAATAAACGTTGCACATTGAGCCCCGTTTGATTGTCCAGCTGTTAAACTTTTACCGATATTTTTTACTACCCAGTTAACGGCTTCTTGTTTTTTCATTTAAAAATACCTCCATAATAAAAAGCCGACCGTTAAGTCGACTTAATTAGTTTTATTTTTTAGGTTGTTTTGCTTCGGCTCCTCCACCGAGTTTGTTTGGATTTTTACCATTCTTATTCTTGAAAGTTTCCCAAATACCTGTTGCCATGAGTCCACTTATTAACCCTGCTAGTAATCGACCTGCTACCGATAACTCACTTACAATTTCTGGAATGAATATCGTAATGCCTCCAATAATTAAACCGACTACCATTGATACTAATGGTATAAAGTTCTTCGGCACTTTTTTTGTACGTTTGATAACTTCCGTTAATGCTCCTGTAATAACTGCAATGACTGCAGCAAATGCGATAATTTGTTCTATTTATAATTCCTCCTAATTAATATAAAAAGGCCGTCACTGCTCTGTGACGACCTTACTTTTTAGATAATTGATTATTTTGATGGGTATAAAATCGGTCTTCGAATTTATCAAAACGAGTATTTAAACTATCAATCTTTGAACTAACTTCTAAGATAACCTTTGTATCTTCACGTTGTTGTTTTTGTTCTTCTTTGATATCTCTTAATGAAGTGTTATGATCTTCTACCTCTGATTCTATACGTGTAATTCTATTTTCATTATCTTTCTTGTCTTTACTTACTTTAAGAAACAACCCAACAACTGTTACTATCATGGGTATAACTGTAAAGACAATCCAATAAGTTAGTTCGCTTTCATTCAACATTGAACCTCCCACTTTCTATAATAAAAGTCACAAGCTATTCAGCCTGTGACTCTGGATATTCCTCACCTGTAATTTCTTCGTACTGCGCTTTATCTATAGCATCTAACTCCACATAAGTTTGAATATCCTCATTTGTGTAACAATTGATGTCATAAAAGTATTTAATAGATTCAAATCCTGGATACATAATTTATTCTCCTTTCAATTTGGCAAGTTCAAGCATCGTGTTGGCTTGTTGTTCTTCTAACGCTTGCATACGTTGTTCTTTTTTAGTTAACTCTTTTAATGTTTCTGCTTGTTCACTTTGGGTTTTTACTAATTGATTCGCTGTCTTTGTCACCTGCATTTGTGCTTGTGCTAACATGTACTCATTGGCAGAAGGGAGTCGTTGGCTTTCTTCTTCATCTGTTTTACTAGATTCCCATTCTTCTTTAGTAGCTCCCACCCACTCGTTTCCATTAAAATAGAATGGGCTATATATACCTTCTGGAGGAGGTGTTTCAGTCCACTCGTCTTTTGGATAGTCATATTCGCCATCTTCATTTGTAAAAGCTAAGAAAGGCGTACCATCATATAGATATACTTGTTTAAAATTCATTCTTCTTTCCTCCTATTCTTTCCAAGAGTATTCTCCATAAATGTAACCTGCTTCATCCCAAGATGATGAGTCGCCATTTATTAAGAATTTAGCTTCTCCATTAGGTCTAACTGTTATATAACCACCTGACCAATTAGTTGATGTTGGAACTCTTACAGGGAATGAATGCGCGTTTTTAAAAAGATTACTAGGCAATTGAGCAATCACTTGGCTTTGCTTTAGGTTTTTGCCATTAAACCTAATCGTTTTCTCTGTAACACTGCCTCTCGTTTCGATTCGATACGCACAATCAAAACCATTATCATCAGCACCTTTAAATGCTGTATTTGATGTTGCGCCATTAATTAATTTAAATGGAATCCAACCAGTGTCAGATTGTTCAAACGTAATTTCTTTCCATTCTCTCCACGCACCGTTAGTGTGAAGTGTCGATACAAACATTCTGTTATAGTGATTTTGCCTATACGTGAATTGTTTTCTACCGTTACCACTTGTTGTTACATCTAACGATGCTAAATGTCCAATCTTCATGCCTGTAAAATTAGGTATTTTACATAAATCCCAATCAGTATCAGATGATGTTGAAAATTCATATAAACCTGTTGATAACGTAGTGATATCAGTGTTTGTAATACTTCCCAACCACTGTCTACTCCCATCATCATTAGTTAACTTACGTTTTTGCCAGTCTAAATTTTCTATTTCTTCCTCCAACATATCAGGAGACAAAAAACCATTATCTTCAACTGTCTGATTAAATTCAGAAACTTTATCATCTACATGATCTGTAGCTTCTTTTGATGTTGATGCTATCGTTTCAACTGCTTTATTAGCTTTCGCTTCCACATTATCCTGTGTATCTTTAGCTAGTTTTTCAATTGTCTCTACAGCATTATTTTTTGTCGTATCTAAAGTTGTTTTAGCCTCTTCGATATAAGCCTTAACATCTTCTGAACCCTCTGCAACAATAGCGTTTAATGTTTCAATACCTTTTTGTAATACGGACTTCATTTCAGCTACATAATCCTCACCGTTGGCTATTGCTTCTTCAATATCTAAAACACGTTGCTTAATTCTTGTCTTAAGTTGGTCGAACATGCGAATATATTCCATCTTAGTGAACGCAGAGATTTTATTGATAAGCGCATCTTTGACTTCAAAATTAAACTCTCTGAACACGGCAACTTCATTATATTCTGGTTTATTATCAACGTTATTCACGCCAATATAAACTTGTCCTCTTACTTTAGTAGATGTACTAGCTTGTAGAAAATCTTTATCTAAAGTAATCGTCACTAGTCCTTTGTTTGAATCTTCAACTTCTAATTCAATCACATCTGAAACGCTACCGTTACTAGATTCAAAATAAGCGTAAGCTGTTAAGTTATTCTTATGAATTAACAAAGGACCTTTAGTATTGCTTAATTGAAACCTTAATATCGCTGTATTTTCATCTAAATTATAAAAACCAACCCCTAAATCAGAGATTGGTTTTAAATAAGGTTCAGATTTTAATTTAAATAATGCTTTTTTATCTATGCCATTCGTCACAATATCACTCCTTATTTTACTAATACGACAGCTACACCGTATCCTTTTTCACTGTCATAAAGTGTTGTTACTTCTAAGACTCTATAAAAACCATTGTTGTTATCTTTAGTACCAATACCTTTATTAGGCTTAATATAGTCATTAACAGCTACCGTTGAGTCAATACGTGTATACACTTGACCCATAAGCCCCACGACATTCCATTCAGGTCTTTCTGCTCGAGATGCATATGCTTCATCTTTTTCAGTGTAATCAGGATTAGGTATTTCTACTTCAACTTCTTCTGAATACCATTCACCTTCATCATCTTGCCATTCTTTCGTTTCTATTCGAGTTTGTGTTACACCAAATTCATCTTTTAAAAACTTGTCTTTATGGTGGAACATCGCATCACCAAGAATAACGCCTGCAGTTCCTGAAATAATCCCGATAGGTGTATCATTTGAGTTAGCTTTTCGGATATATCTTCCGTCTAAAGTAACCATGTAACCGTTAGGGATCTCTCTGCCTGATTGAGATTCGAAATACTCTGCATAGTCACCAAAATTATGACCTGCTGTAATTGTCCCTTTAGCTTTAACGGTTCCTGATGTGCCTTTAACTTGGAATCTCGTATTTTCATACTTCGGTCCACCTAAACCATAACCCATAGCGAACATATAATTATCTTTTACTTCAACGCCACGTGAGTTAACAATTGTTTGTGAATAATTGCCTTGGGATGTCTTGGATTCTAATGAATTCATTACGCCACTACGAGAACCTCGTGCTTCTGATTTCATACCAGCCCCCAGTAACCACGAACGATCACTATACGCATATGATTCTCCAGTAGAAGCCAATACAACTGAACGTTTTGAAATAGCGCCTGAACCTGTTGAACCTGCCACTAATCCTCCACGTAATGCTGTAGGTACTTCTTTATAGTTTTTCTTCATGATAACCGCACCGTTTGTATAATCTTCTTGTTGAACACCCATAATTGTTGTAGTTGAGTTATACATTTCAATAGCATTACCAGTGCCATTACCAATTAAATTTGCGCCAATAATTTTAGTATCATAAACACCTGCACCACCAGCAATACCAATATTATTAGAAGAATGATGAATATTAATATTACTAAACGTTACTTTTTTAGGTCTATTATCTTCACCATAAATTTTTATATCAGCTGATGCATTTTTAAATCCTCTTATATTGATATTATGAAGTTGAACATTTTCAGCCATAAATTGAACTGCTACAACTGGTGTCCCTGATGTATATGTGCCATCTCCAATAGCTGTGAAGTTTGACACTGACACATTAGTATAAGCACTAATTGTTAATGCTCTTGGTGTCCAACCTGGATATACTTCATTTGCATAAGGATAAAGGGAAACAATATTATTGAAAATAACATCTTTTGCTGTTTTACTCTTTTTATCTGTAGCAGCTCTATGATGCCCAATATGTCTTGCGACATACGAACGATTATCTTTATAGGAAATGTGACCATCAACAACTACCATAGTTGCAGCGTTAGCATCAGCATGTGCTTTAACTTCAACCCCACATTGGTTATTGTAAGTATTATTGTTTGATAAAAATACGTATTGGGAACCATCATCTACCTCAATACCATTACTATTACCATGATAGTTTTTAGTATCATGACACACATTATTTGTGATATTTATATATCTTGAATGGTGGGTCGTAATACCATCATCACCATGTCCTTGAGCTTCACAGTTATCAATATGAATATATTTGCTTTCTAGCGCTTCAGCGACTCTTACACCATCACCTTCATGGAAATAAGTATCACTTGCACAAGTAACATCAAAACAATGTAACAAAGCATCAACTGATTTAATGTTATAAGCATATCCATATTTAACACCAGCAAATCTTAAGTTTGAAGATAATGAACCGCCACTTGGTCCTGGATGATTGTATTGAACGCCATTACTTACATACTTTTCATCAAAGCGTCCTTTGTTACCGTCTATTGAGAAACTCTCATAAGAAATGTTAGTCGCTGTGCCATCCATTTCTTTGTTCGAGACTGCCACCGTTTTTCTTGGCGAATCATCGGATAATTTGATAATCGTAATGTCTTTACCTTCACCAGATAACACAGTGTTATTTGGTAATTTTAATCCATCTTTCACTTTGTATATTCCTGATGTCATATGAACATGGACATTTCCCTCGCCAAATGCTTTTTCAAAAGCTTCATCAGAATACTGTTCTCCTGTAGGATCTGCCCCATAATCATTAACATTTACTATGCGTTCTATTTTCTTATTAAGATAATTATAATTATCTTCTATTTTCTTATTCATATTATCGAAATCATATTTTAAACGTTGAGATAACAATGCGTGCCCTTCGCCATCTATCGCCGTGCGACTATCTTTAAGTTCTTCGATGCCATCCCCATTATGACCTACAACTAACCTTTCAATACGTCCATCTTGATATCGTAATTCGTTATGAACATTGGTTGATTTATAATCAATTTGTTTTGCATTATGTGCGTGTTTATCAGTAGATTGATGGTCTCTAATAATATCTATGACTTGCCCATAAAAATATTGCACATCTTTAAAATTCTCAACAACCATTTGTCTAAATTTTTGTCCTAAATCAATCGGGAAATTGATTTTTAATTTCATTTTCTTTGATTTCATCTTTTCACCCTTCCTATTCTAACCATGTGAATTCTTGATACACCCAATTCGTTTTGTTTTGGTCATCTGGGTGTACATAAGCCATCACCTTGCCATTTTTTAAGCATTCAATTGTAATTGGGTGACGATAGCCATTTTGTCTTGCGATAAAGGATTGATTATCCGTGACAAAACCTGTAGGTAGTTGTGCAATCTGCATCGATGCCCCTGTTATTTCGGATACATTCAGCCTGATTGAACGAACCACAAAATGTTTACCAATAAGGTCATTACCAGCTCTTACTTCACGAATGGCACATTTAAACCCTGAGCTAACAGCTTTGTTTTTCATGTCTGGCGGTACTTGATATTCAATCCACCCTGTATCGCCTATTAAGTCCGATAAGGTCTTATCATGAAGTTCAGCAGTTTTTTTGTTTTTTTCTATAACTTTTTGTTGGTCTTCGATTATTTGTTCCAAGTTTGAAATTTTATTATTGATTTCAATAAAAGGATTTTCTGAATCTGTATCTTTAACACCTAATAGTGCTTCTACATGTACTTTAGGAAAATAAATTTCACCGTTTTTGTCAGTTAAGTATCTATGGTTAATTTCAGTCATCTAATAATGTCACTCCTACAATATCTGAGTAATTTTCTGTCATAGAAATAGGCGACTCACTAAGTGAATCGCCTTTACTTTGTTTATTAAATTTTCTAATCGCTTTAGTTGTTTGTTGCTGCATTTTTAAAATGTCTTTAGGTGAATTACTAAAATCGACTTCTACTGGTTCATTAAGTAGTGGATGTGACACAGTAATTTTCACGACTTTTAAATCTAAATTAAAACCTAAGGGTTCATGAATAAAACGTATTTTATTATTTTCTTTAATATCGTCATTGGTAATGTATTGTTTGTCTTCTACACTACCAAGATAGTTTGTAGAAACTTCAACCGTTGGTTGATCGTTGAGTTCTTCTTTAAGCCTTTTACGTAATTCATCTTTATTCGTGATATTATCATCAAATATGGTAGGTGCTTCTGCAATGTCGCCGCCATCATAATTAGGTGATGTGTAATCGGCATACGTATGATAAGCATCCTTACCTTTAAGTTTAGCTGTTAAATTTAATACAGTGGACTTCTCAGTACCGACATACATACATGCCTCAGATTTTTTGTAATCAACACCCTTTTTCGCACCTTTAAATATGGCTTTAAATGTGTGTTTGCCTTTCGATAGATCTTGCGCAATCACAATTTTTTCACTTTTCGCGTTTTTACTGTAACACTCATAAGTGTCAATTTTTTCACCATCTAAATAAATATCGAGTATGCCACCTTTAGACATTTTCTTTAACGTCCATTCAAGGGTTTCATTACCATGTTTACACTCGAATGTTTTCGTATAACTTGCGCCTACTTTTTCTGTACGCCAAGTCCCTTCTTTAATAAATGAACCTGAGTAATTTAAATCTTTAGGTTTAATTGGATTATAATTTTGTGTTTCTTTTTTAGTCTTTTTCTTACCGTAGCCTTGAATATAATTAAATATATCCGTAGTCGTCGTTGTTACTGTAGCTTCACTTGAATTGTATAAGTAAATCAAAGGTATGTCGGACATTTCGTAAAAGGTTGCTTCATCATAAATATAATATTTTTTATTATCAGCGAAATAGATATAATTAAATAATTCTGCACCTTCTGATACATGTTCAACTCCATTTTTACCACCTAAATCATCGACAGGTACACGTTTTTGAAATTGACCTCTAATTTCATATTCGAAACCCAATTTATTGCCTTTAAAACCAAAATCAAGATATTGTTCTAAAGTCATAGTCGGTGTACTATCGTCTTCATCTTCATCACTACTTTCACTTTCGACATCCATATCTTTTTGAATATAATGCTTTTGAAACTCCATAAAGATATGTTTAGCTACAACTTCATTCGTAAGTTTAAGACCGTCATATTTTATAAATGTTGATTTAATGACGTATAATTGCCCTTGCCACTCTATAAAAGCTTCATTAACTAAATGATCAAATATATCTGCGTTATTAGACGTTTTATATAAAGTGAAACTAATCGAACGCTCATTATTCTTTTCATATTCATATTTAAAAGAACCAAAATCAAAATCCGTGATTATTTCCGCAAACGTGCCTTTTTTATTTTTTAAAACTAATGCATCCAAGTTATTCACCTACTTAAATATAAACGGGAATATCCATTGGGTTGTTGTTTTACCAATATTCTCGCCTGTAATTTCAATATCAT